TTAGATACTTAACCAATTCTTTATTGGTCCCCACATCTAGATTTGTACTAGCTGATCCAGGAAACTCATATGTTGGGCAATACGCGATCGCACTTTCGTTCCCCAAAATCGTTTGATTGTAGGTTGCATAGTCAACTACGGAATTAGTCACACCCCTAAGATTTATGGTGTGAGTCTCAAAAAGAATTTTCACGGGCGAGAATATTTCTCTTTCATTGTCTTGGGTGCATTCTTTGAAGAGTATACATCACCAGAGAAAAACATTTCAAGAACTGCTCTGGCTTGGTCAACACTAACATTGCATGCTTCGGCATATGCTTTCAAGTGCCATTCATCTAATTGGTCTTTTTCTAGACGGCGAAGATCACCAGCAATCAATTTAAGTCTACCAAGTTCACCCAAATAGTCACCATCAGCATAATCACCAGTAAGCATATTGCGAGTCACAACACGCTTATAATCCATTGGATAACCCATATTAACTTTCTCTTTTCTTTCCAATATTATATTTCGCGACTAGCTGCCAATCAGCCTTGTCCTTGAACGCTATGATTTTGATTTGCGATAGCGGTGCAACATTCGTCTTTGTCTTTTCCTGATCTACAATATTACATAGACCCCATTCTTCTAATAGATTAGCAATAGTATTTCTGCGACCTAGATCATTCTCAACTATGTTGGATGGTTTGCCATCAAGAGCAAATAACTCTTTGAAATGAACTATGTAATATTTACCTTGCTTGTGTAGGATATGGCATGACTGATAGAGTACGTTCTCTTGCTTGGCAGCGACGCCAATTCTAGTAAGAGTTTCACGGACTTTCAAGAAATCATCACTCTTTGGTAAGAGGACCTCTACTAGATTTTCGACCATGACTATTCACCTATTTTTGTTTTTACTCTTATAAAGGCGAGTTGCTCATCTGTCAAAACTCTCAATGCATCCGATGCTTTCTTATCGGAATAGCCAAAATACAGTTTTACAGCCTCCAAATTTCCTTCCTTAAGTGGTTTTGCCCATTTAACAAAAGGACGCTTCTTCGCTCTAATGGTATTTAGGTAGAAGTCAATCTGAGGACGTTTATCTAATTGGTGATACGAGTTTAACTCGTTGCAGTATGGTAGAGTGTCTGGATGGTATGATAACGCACGATTCACCATGAATGGCGAATATACTCTCTCTGCTTCAGGGTCATCAAAGACCTTTTTCTTGTTTTCTAAAATTCCAGGTAGAATGTCATCAAACAGTTTCATGAAACCATTCACCAAATTCAGCAGTAGATTCAGCCATACCATCTTTTTTAAGAATAACGCTGATGATCCAATTCTCGGCGGCGAACTTGGTAGAAAAATAGTTTATCGTCTTCTCATGCATATAGCTTGTGGCAATTTGAAATTCTGAGTCGAATTGCTCTATATGCCACAAAGAAGATTCAGCAGGACGTTTTGCTCTATAATGCATCATTTGAATTCACAATCTACCATAAGCTCAGTCAGAAATGCCATCAGATTAATTTCATGATCCGCAACAAATGCTGCTTGATATTGATACTTACCTAGTAATACAACGGCGATGGCGCAGGAAGGACCTTTCACTAAATCCGCAAGTTTATCATAGATATCGCGCATGATTTTTTGAGAATCTGCATCACAATTCATTCCAACCCATTTACGGATAGATTTGAAATCCTTCTCCTTAAGATGCTTGACTAGCTCACCAATCTGTACATCACCAATCTGAGCAAGGATACCAACATCAATAGTTCCACCGACAGAGTAACGTTGTAATTCATTTAGAATACGACGATAATCTGGGAAGAATTTTGTTATTAGTTCTACTAGAACCTTTGATTCAAAAGTTACTTTCTCACCCCTAAGAATTTTCTCAACACGTTTCATGAACATGCCTGCCATCTTAGACTTATCTGCTCCAGAGAGTTTAAAGTTAATGACTGCACAACGAGAATGTAATGGAGCAATGATTCGATTCAGAAAGTTACATGTAAAGATGAATGAACAATTACTTGCAAACTCTTCAATGACTCCACGGAAGGCAGCTTGCGCGGTTGGCGTTAGATAATCACCTTCATCAATGATGATGACTTTGCGTCCACCACTCAAGGAAACTGAAGAAGCGAATCCCTTCACTTTGACACGAAGTGTATCAATACCAGACTCATCAGATCCATTGATCATGATATAATCAGCACCAACCTGTTCGCACATGGCACGAGCAATAGTAGTTTTTCCTACACCGGGACCGCCAGCAAGGATCATGTTTGGAATTTCACCCTTGTCTACAAATTCCTGAAAAGGAATTTTCAGGGAGTCCGGGAGAATACAATCTTTCACAGTCTTTGGGCGATATTTTTCGACCCAAAGAATCATCTCATCATTCAACATAATATAATTGCTCCGCTATTATCCAGCTTGGAATGTTGGAGCGTCTCCGGTGTTGATAATCAACTTATCATCCTTTTTAGTCATGCTAGCTTCTGCAAATGATATGTTTGCTCCGCGTTCGCCAACATTACCATCAGAATACTTCACCCAAAAAGAAACTTTCAAATAGTTATTCTTTGCGGATTTCAGCTGTTCTTTGATGCCATCAAAACCATGCTTCTCTATTAAAGAATTTAGATATTTCTTTTGCGTAGCCATTCTGCCAGCTAAAAGAAATTCGGCACGAGCTGGTGCTTCACGGGCAGTCTCATATACTGGGAGTGCCAGAAACTGCTCTACAGTAAAACTTTTCTTGGTGTAATTCATATTAATTGAACTTGGAAGTTGTCTGTTCTAGTGCGATCCAATACAAAAGCTTTTTATCTTGGTGAGTAAACTTGCTTACACCAACAGCTGAAATTTCAACCTTGTATGCGCCGCTGATGAGTTTTAGATTCTCAATCTTTAGAACGGCAAAGAACTTGATTTTACTATTACCTTCTACAACCACACTAGCATCGTCTACAACTTCACCTTTAACATCCATGGCGCATATTGTAATGTCGCCACCGTCGCTCTTAATAACAATGTTTGGGCATTTTAGAATGGATGCAACTGAGAAAATCCAATTCTGAATATCTTGCGTGATATTTAGAGTCACGTCAAATCCAGGAACACTAATGTTCTTGTTTGGTGGAGCAAAAATTAAATTGCTTGGTGTAAAACGCTGACGAATCTTAGCAGCACCAGCAAGACCAGTGAATGTAAGAAATTCTTTTTCTACTACCACTTCCGGTGCGCTCTTGTTCATAGACAAAAGACCTAAAGTCTTATTCAAATCATAGATTCCAAATTCCTGCTTGAATTCTTCATCAATTTGTGCTTCGGCAAGAATTGCCTTATTAGCCGAGATAGTTCGGAGAACCTTTCCTGCTTTTACAACCAGACCTTGGTTGATGGTCGAAAAGTTCTTTAGAACTTCTACGGTATTTTCAGATAATTTCATAATCAAATCCTTCTAGTAACAGTCTATATTATACTCTACTTAACTGTAGAAGTCAAGTATTCATTCACTTGGCGCTTTAGGTCTTCCAAAGAGCCATTGTTCTCTATTGTAAAATCGACCGGATAACCGATCCATGCCCACTCCGAATAATGTATATCTGGGTATTTAGACATTTTCTGATCTTTTCTAATAGATTCAAATCTGTCGGGCAATTCGTGATTTATATTTTCCGCAGTACTGAACCACTCTGGTTCTGGTCCTCTCTTAATACGAAGAATTAGACCACCATTATCGCGAATCATTTTCATTTCGTTTGGGAAGCGAGTATCTGTGATTACATAACTCTTGTCGGGATTGAGTCTCTTCTCCACAGAACGAACCCAAATCGCCTCATGGAATACATTGCGTCCTGCTTCTGTACCCATCAACTGTAAAGCTTCGCGAGGAGTGAAGTCTCTACCCATTATCTTAGACCAGAATGCGTCTGGTTGTTCTCTAAAAGCACGGGATTGAACCGTATCACCTTCTAATAGATCACGGTTCCACCCAAAGATGGGAGCCAATGCGTCCTTTACTGATTTAGCAAAACTTTCACGCTCGTAGCCATAATCATCTGCTAAAATATCACCAACGGTTCCTTTGCCGGAACCGATAAAACCAACCAAACCAACAATCATTATACTGCCTTCGGGACCTTCGCCAATTGTGGTCGTAGATCCTTTTTTAGATCTATATTGAGTGCTGACAATACATCATCAAGATGCACGGCATCAGCCAAACAGGCATATACATGCTGACCTCCTGGAATTGGTGATATCGTACCATTACAATAGTCGTTGCCAGGAACAGCATCATATAATACTCCAATGAGTACCTGTCTATTCATTATCTGCATAACTTTATCGCCGTTAGCGGCAGGTCTTCCATTAGCATAGTGCATTATAGACTCCCAACGTATTGAGCCACCGCTGGCATATCACCTTGGAAGGCATATGTTCCAACATGGAATGTCTTCATCCATGGGCATAGGTGAATCTTTCCACCCATATTGCGCCATAGCTGGCAAAACATATAGTCTTCAGATAGATAACGATCACTGCCGCCAATCGTAACAACGTCACCTTTCTTCTTATCACCTACATCGGCAACTAACGTTATGTCCTTCTTCACATCAATATGCGTATCAAAATACGCATGGATGTAACGTGATCCATCAAAGTTTGCCTGACCTACATGATCTGGCTTATATTTGAACTCTGGATATTGTGCTTCGAATAATGGAAACACTTCACGCTTGACCATCATGTAACCAGTTCCAATTTCCATAACTTCAAGAGGCTCGCCAATAGAGAATTGTCCTGTACCAGCGACGGCATTAAACACATAATCTCCAGTGACCTTTTCTAGTTCTCCCGGAAGAATATCTGGCTTGCGCTTTACAGCTTCAATTACAGATCCCCACTTAATAGATTTCTTAGGATATGGTCCACCAACGACGTCTTTATCTAATGCCAGCAATGCAATAACATCGCGAGGATCAAAGTGAATATCAGCATCAATGAATAGTAGATGCGTGAATCCTGAACGTAGGAACTCATCAACAAGATAGTTTCTTGCGCGAGTAATCAGAGATTCGTTAAAGATGAATGAGAATCTAACTTCTATTCCATACTGGGAACAGAGTCCCTGCAAGTCTAGGGAAGATTTCATGTACATGCCGAGGCATTGACCACCATACATTGGTGTGGCGATGAAGAGTTTTTTCTTGCGTAGTTCTTCTACAGAGATTTCTAATTGCATAAATTCAAATTTCCTTCAGTCAGTAGTAATAAAGATGGACTCAGGTATATAGTTCAGTTGATAGATGCGAAACCAATTTTTCCATGTCATCAAGATTATTATTCTTGAAAACTTTTATATATGGCATAAGCATCATGTTAGATCTTAGATTCTCATACTTAGTCTTTCTCCCCTTGAGGAAAATTTCATTCTGAGTATCTGCTCGGTCAAGATGGCGTTGCTCAACAGTGTCCTTATCTGCTTCAATAATTACAATCTGTAAATCAACATCATTTAGGTCAGCCAAATATTCTAGGAAGGATTGATTAAACAATCTGTCTCCTTCGAACAACACATTACATGATGATGTGTTAGCTATAAATTTTACAGCCTGTGGCTGGACTGCCATGCTGTATCTATCAGTACCACCAAACATTTCACCCTCTGGATATTTTCCAAGAATATGAAGTTTGAATTCATCAGTGTATAATGTTGGAACTAATTTAACTTCTTCTGTTTCTTCAAATTTACCCCATGGTGGAATTTGAGCAATCAATTTCTTAACAACGGTACTCTTACCAGTTGCTGGTTCTCCACCTATCGCAATTATTTTTCGCATACTTTTATCCACTGCCATCCAAAAATAAGTCTAGTCGTTAAACGATACCACCAATTCACATCTGTTGTTAAATTTATCTGTATCGTTGGGGGATTTGTTCTTCCAAAAGGATACATTTCCCATATTGTCTTCTGTTGTGTAATACAGACCCATGTCTTGTCCGTAGAAATACTTGGCGCGTCAGGATGCCAAGAATCATCACTCACCATACAATATCTCCAGTCCCTGCGTCTTTGTCCAGCATTGTGTATCAAATTCGTTTTCAAATATTGACCAATCTTGTGACATCATAATCGGAGAACCCGTCCTGAGATAATAATTCTGCTTCTCTTTTGAGAGACCGGGATCAGATGGATTGTCTTCTTGTCTAAGATGTTCTGGCAGACATTGCTTGCGCATCTTCCAAAACAACTCTACTTCTTTAGGATCATGTTGTGTCTCCGCATACTTAATGCGGTTGTACATCATATCCATGTAGACGTTAGGATAGCGACGGTTCGGGCGACTCCAACTCTTATAGCAGCATAAAGTGCTCTCTAAAGTAAAATAGGATACGTCTTTGTGATTTATCCTTGCTCTAGCGTCCTCTAGGAGCCTCTCTCCCTCGTTCGCCAACCAAGCCAGTACCTTGGGGCTGTATCCATCAAAGAACTCCGTAGGAGATCCCTTAACGTCATACCAATCTAGGTCATCTCGTCCTAGAACTCTACACAGACCATTCCTGTGAGATTTTGATCCGGAAATATCATCCAGAAACAAACTATTGCAGTCTATGTCTATTCCGACAATTCTCAAATATTCTAGATATGAGAATGTTGAGAGACGACCAAAAGACATGAAGTTCTCACGGACAAATTCCCACAACAATTCAAATCTCTCATATTTGTCATTCCCAGATTCCATTTCCTTATAGAACATTTCTTGTTGAGTTCTTTT